CAAACAAATATATTGCCGTTGGAAGTACTGCAATCGCTGTATATGCTACTGGAGTTGGATCGACTTTATCTTCTTGGAGTCAATATACTTTATATAAAGAAACTTTCATTATAGGTAATCCAAATCCACTTATAACATTAAGTCCATTTGTAGGGGAGTTATATGGTTCATCATATTCTAATTTGAGAGATACGTTAGTTATTGTTGGAAGCGATTCTACAATATTTACTGCAGTTGGAATTACAACGACTGGATTGCTCCAAAAAATACCACCATCATTTGCCAATCTTAATAGTATCACCAATAATGAATCTATATTTGTCTCTGTTGGAGATGATGGTACGATTGTATATTCTGATTTTGGAAATATTTGGACAAGAATTGCAAATCTTGGAACATCAGAAAACCTAAAGTGTATAATATGGGATAAAACTAAATTTGTTGTTTGTGGAAATAACGGGACAATATTAACTTCTTCTTCTGGATTTGATTCTTGGAATATAATTTCAACTGATGTGTCTGTAGATTTTGAAAAAATTGTATACTATGATGGTTTTTACGTATCTCTCACTTCTTTAGGAGAATTATACTATTCATTTAACTTATCAAATTGGGTATCAAGATCTACATTACAATCAAATGCACTTAAGGATTTAATCTTTATAAATTCTTTTGGTGATAATGGAAGATACATTGCTGTTGGATCTGCTGGAACTGCAATATATGCAGAGCCCATTTATAACAGAGCAACTGCAACATCAAGTGTAAGTAATGGAATTGTTACATCAATAACCATAACTAACGGTGGATTTGGATATTCTCAACAAGTTCCCCCTCCTGTAATTATCGATTACGATACTACTAAATCGGAAAAAGTTTTCTCGATTAAATCTGAAGGTGATTATGGAATAATTAAAAGTATTGGAGTTGGTGCATCAACAATTAACTTCACTTTAGAGTCTGAAAAATATGACAATAGTACTTTAGGTTTAGGATATAGTTCATTAAATAATTATGGTGTCCAATATAGTAATCTTAAAGTTGGTGACTATTTTGTGATTTATGATAGCAATGTGATCGCTGGACATGCTTTAACTGGAATTTCAACATATTTGGGTGGTTTGGGCAATTATCCAAATTCTAGAGTAGGAACAGCAGTATCCTTTATTGATGGACTTTATAGAGTAGAAAGAGTCACATCACCAGTGGCAGGAATAATTACTGTCGGATGCAATTTTACATTCTCCCCATCTGGCGGAGCAATTCAAATAAGTGCATTTGAAAATCCAAAAGGATATATCGGCAAATACACTTGGGGTAAAATATATGGTTTCCAAAATAGGTCAAGAGAATCACCAAGTAGTTTTGAAGTTAATACTAATAATGGACTCGTTGGTTTATCAACTGCTCCAGATGTTTATAGAACTCGTGGTGTAGTTTAACTAATAAATAAAAAAAAGTGTCTACGTAAAATGCCTGCAATCATATCTGAACAGTTTAGAATAATGAACGCTGATACCTTCGTAAAAAGTTTGGTATCCGTTGGAAACACTGCAAATAATTATTATACTTTTATTGGACAACCCAATTCAACTAATGAAAAAGCAAATGGATCTCCAAATTGGGGATCTGGAATACCTCCTCTTGATGGATTTCAAGAAGAAAGTCAAATAAAAGAAACAATAGTTGCTATGAAAAAAGTGACTAGTAGTGATGTAAAAAAAATGATTAGAAAAGTCGAATGGACGGCAGGTATAACCTATGAAATGTATAGACATGATTATTCAGTATACAATAAAACTCCCATTACGAATCAATCAAGTTTATATAGTGCAAATTATTATGTAATAAATGAAGATTTAAGAGTTTATATTTGCTTAAATAATGGAACAGATCCAGAAAATCCAGCAGGTAGACCCTCTCTCGATGAACCATCTTTTATTGATTTAGAACCAAGAGCAGCAGGTACAAGTGGAGATGGATATATTTGGAAATACCTTTATACTATAAAACCATCAGAAATTGTAAAATTTGATTCTATTGAATATATTCCTGTTCCTGATGATTGGGGATCGGTAGGAGAAAGTATTTCTACAAAAAATAATGCAATAGATGGTAAGATTGAAATTATTACCGTTTCCGATAGAGGTAGTGGATATCAACCTATTTCAAGATCATTTACAAATATACCCATACTTGGAGATGGTGTTGGTGGAAAAGCAACTATAACTGTCGATTCCTTTGGAAAAGTATCAGAGGTCTTTGTTACTGATGGGGGATCTGGTTATACTAAAGGAATTATTAATTTTTCTCCAGGAGCTCCTGGAATTTCAAATGAACTTTCCAATGATTCGGAAATAGCTTCATTTAATGTAATAATTCCGCCAAAAGGAGGACATGGATATGATATCTATAGAGAACTTGGTGCATATAGAGTTTTAATTTATTCTCGTTACAATACAGATGAAACAAATCCAGATGTAATTGTCGGAAATGATTTTGCTAGAGTAGGAATAATTAAAAATCCAACTGTTTTTGGTAGCGATACTGTTTTATTGAATACTTCAGAAGTAAGTGCATTAAACTCCTTAAAATTGGCAGGAGTAACTACACAGACTACATATGCAGTAGATTCAATTATAACTCAAACAGTTGGAACTGGTGTTACTGCAATTGGATTTGTTGCTTCTTGGGATAATATAACTGGGATTTTAAAATATTATCAACCTGTTGGACTTGCCACAGAAAGAGTAAATTATAAAATTACTAATTTTACATCTTCTCCATCTTTAGGTGGTTCTCTTCAAATATCTTGTGATAATATTATTGGACCAGTTTTATCAATTGATACATCATTTACTGGTGTTAGTACTGTAATAAATAGTAGGACATATCAGTTGGGAAGCAATTTTATTGCTGGAATTTCATCTGCAGAATATAATAAAAAGTCTGGTGAAATAATTTATATTGACAACAGACAATCAATTCCTAGATCCTCAAGCCAAAAAGAAGATATTAAAATCGTATTGGAGTTCTAAAGTCAAATGCCTCAAAATATTAATCTCAATGTATCTCCATACTTTGATGACTTTAATGAATCTAAAAATTATCAAAGGGTACTGTTTAAACCGGGAACTCCCATTCAAGCAAGGGAGTTAACCACCTTACAATCAATATTACAAAATCAAGTAGAAAAGTTCGGTAAGCACTTTTTTAAAGAAGGATCAATGGTTATACCTGGCCAAATTGCATTTGACCAGTATTACACTTGTGTGCAAATTGATGAAACCCATTTGGGAATTCCAGTAAGTTTTTATATATCAAGTTTGGTTGGAAAAACTATAAAAGGAGAAATAAGCGGGGTTACCGCAAAGGTTGAAAATTATATAACAAATACACAATCAGATAGAGGAAATTACACATTATACATCAAATATCAAAGTTCTAGTGATATAAATTTTGATACAAAAACATTTGTTGACGGTGAAAATTTAATAGCTTTAGAAGATATTAATTATGGAGTATCTACAATTAGAACCAATTCTAGTTTTGCTACTACAATAATTTCAAATTCAGTTAGCGTTGGTTCAGCGGCTAAAATTACAGAAGGTGTATATTTTATTCGTGGATTTTTCTTGACCGTTTCACCACAAACTGTAATTCTAGACCAATATACCAATACTCCTTCATATAGAGTTGGTCTTTTAGTTAATGAAGAAATTTCTGTTGCAACAAATAACAATCCTGATTTGTTTGATAATGCTAAAGGATTTTCAAACTTTGCAGCACCAGGAGCAGATAGATTAAAAATAACAGCAACATTAATAAAAAAAGAATTAAATGATTTTAATGATGAGGATTTTGTAGAACTTCTTCGTACTGAAAATGGCGTTCTTCAAAAATTTGTATCAGATTCAAATTATAATTTAATAAGAGATGAATTAGCAAGAAGAACATATGATGAGTCTGGTGATTACTATATTAGACCTTTTACTTTAAATATAAAAGAATCTCTTAATGATAAAATAGGTAACAATGGAATATACAATGAAAATGACCAAACTAAACAAGGGAATATACCATCCGAGGATCTTGGATGTTTAACAATCAGTCCAGGAAAAGCGTTTATTCGAGGTTATGAAGTAGAAACTATAGGTACTACTATTGTTGATTTCAAAAAACCAAGAACAACAGAAAAATTAGAAAATCAATCATTACCATTTAGTGTTGGAAAACAAATTTTATTAAATAATGTTTTTGGATCAGTTCCAGTAGGATTTGGAACTACATCTCAAATTTCTCTTTATAGTGGAAGAACTTCAAGCGCAGGAACATCTTCTGGAACAAAAATAGGTGATGCAAGAGTATATGATTTAAAATTAAAAAGTTCAGAATATATTGGACCAGAAACAAAATTTGAGTGTTCTCTTTATGATATACAAACATATACAGTATTAACTTTAAACACTGCAATTACGCAGACAGCACCTTGTTTAATTCAAGGGAAAAACAGTGGGTCTAGTGGATACTTGGTTTCTAATGTATCAAACTCAACTGAAATTACTTTATATCAAGTATCTGGATCATTTAAGGTAGATGAACAAATACTAATAAATGGCATTACTAATGGTAGAATCATAACTAATGTTAGAGATTATGATCTATCTGATGTACATCAGATAGTTGCGAATGAAAATAATGTTGGTGTTGGATCTTTTAGTGCAGATCCTATTTTAAATAATCAATCTTTACTTGCAGAATCTGGAACACAGTTTACAATATCTGCAAGCTCTAATGGAATTAGTACAGTAAGTACATCAAATCAAACATTTTTAACTCAATTGAGAGTTGGAGATATTGTCTCATACACAAAACAAGGGCAAACTGTACCAACTTACAATGCAATTAGCACAATAGATACTTCCAATAGATTGATAGGATTAACATCAACAGCTAGTGTTGTGGGGGTTTCTAGTGGAGCGTTACCATCGTCATTGATTACTGTAAATGATTTCAAAAAAGTATCATTAGAAGTATCTAATGTAGAAAATTCATACTTATATACCGCATTAAATAGGGATAATGTAGAAAATTTAGATTTATTATCCTCAAATTTAGTAATTAAAAAATCATATAATATTACTATAGATTCAAATGTTTTTAGTGGAACTTTAGAAACAGATCCAAATTTAACTTTAGAACCTTTTGATGAAGAAGATTATAATTTAACTTATAAAGTTACCGGAAAGGTCGAATCTTTAAACAATCAAAAATTAGTTCCTTCAGGAAGAACAGTTTCTCTTTCCAATTTATCTCAAAATGGTAGCGCGGTATTAACTGTTACTTATAGAAAAGTAAATCCAAAATTAAAACCAAAAACATTTATACAATGCTCTAGTGTTACTATTGATAAATCTTCATTAACATCTTCTGGAATTGGATCCACAACACTAAATGATGGATTGACTTATAGTTCTGTTTATGGAATTAGAGTACAAGATAAAGAAATATGTTTAAATGTTCCAGATGTTGTTTCAATTGTTGGTGTTTTTGAGTCTTCTAATACTTCTGACCCAATATTGCCAAAAATTACATTTGGATCTTTAAATTCAAATGTAAATAATTTAGTTCAAGGTGAGCAATTAATTGGACAAACTAGTGGCGCAGTAGCAGTATATGTATCCAATAATGGAACAAATCAAGTTGATGTTGTATACCTGAATGAAAACACCTTTATTTTAAATGAAACTGTAACTTCAAAAACTTCAAATATAAGTGGAGTTATAAACTCTTTAACATATGGAAATAATAATATTAAAGAAAACTTTATTTTAGATAATGGGCAAAGACCAGAATATTATGATTATTCTAGATTGATCAGAAAAAAAGAATTCTCTTCTCCAACCAAAAAATTAAAAATTATATTTAATAACTATGTAATTAATTCTTCGTCTGATGGTGACTTTGTTGGCGCAAATTCTTATGATAAGTCTAGATATACAAAAGATATCCCAACTATTAACGGAATTAGAAATACCGACATAATAGATTTAAGACCTAGAGTTACTCAATTTAATCCATCGACCGCAACAAAATCTCCTTTTGAATTTGAATCAAGAATATTTAATTTAAATTATAATTCTTCTTCAAATATTCTTGCAAAAGATAAAAATCTCATTCTTTCTTATGATTATTATTTGCCAAGGATTGATAAACTTTTCTTAAACAAAGACGGAACATTTACTATTAATACTGGTGTTCCATCTCTATCCCCTAAATCTCCAAATTCTTTGGATTCTGCGCTAGAAATAGCAACAATACACTATCCTGCTTATCTTTATAATACAAAAGATGTTAAAGTATCTTTTGCATCTCATAAGAGATATACGATGAAAGATATCTCAAGAATTGAAGATAGATTATCAAATGTAGAATATTATACGGCGCTATCTTTACTAGAAACAGATACGAAGAATTTAGTTATTAGAGACCCTTTAACCAAGTTAGATAAATTTAAATGTGGATTTTTTGTAGATAATTTTAAATCTTATTTGGGAGGAGATATTTCAAATCCTTCATATAAAGCAAGTATTGATTCTTCATATGGTATTTTAAGACCACAACATTATACTACTTCTATAGATTTACTAGTAGGTTCTGAGTCTATTGTAGGAGTAGGTACAACTTCAAATCCAAGTGTTGATTTAAGATATGCTACAGATCTCGGTTCTCCAGACGTAAAAAGAATCGGAGATATCGTATGTTTGAATTATAGGGATGTTGTTTATATAGAGAATAACTTTGCCACTAGGACTGAAAATATTAATCCATTCAATACTCCGTCTTGGATTGGATCTATTGAATTAAACCCATCCACAGATACTTGGATAGAAACTAGAAGATCCGAAAGAGTTGAAGACATTGAGGGTTCATTTACTTCTGCTATGCAACAGTTAGGAGTTGATAGTAATACTGGACTTTCACCAATTAATTGGGGATCTTGGGAAACTAATTGGACAGGAACATCATCAATACAAGGTCCTTCTTTGTTAAGAATTCAAGATTCTACTTTAATTTCTGAATTTACAACAGGAAACTTCAGAAATGAAATTTTCCAAGATACAGTAACAGACTTCAGGAATTCGACAGTAACTACAACAACAAATCAATCAAGACAAGGGATTCAATTTGGAGTCAGTGAAAGGTTTGATACTACATCACTAGGAGATAGAGTTGTCTCCAGATCTGTTATTACATTAATGAGATCGAGAAATATTGAATTTATTGCTAGAAGATTAAAACCTTCGTCAAGATTTTATGCTTTCTTTGATAATACTGATGTTAATAGTTTTATTGTCCCTAAACTTCTTGAAGTATCTATGGTTAGCGGATCTTTCCAAGATGGAGAGATTGTAATAGGTACAATGCCATCCTCTGCATCTTCTGGAGCAAGATCAATAACATTTAGACTTGCAAAACAAAATCATAAGTATGGTCCATATAATAATCCATCAGAAGTTTATACAAACAATCCATACAATCCATCCTCAATACTTTCCAGCTTATATTCATCGACTACCAATGTTTTAAATATTGATACTGCTAGCCTTGAAGTTCAATCACTTTCCCAATTCTTTGGTAGCATTTTGCCTTCAATGCAACTTGTTGGGCAAACTAGTAATGCAGTTGCTACTGTTTCTGACATTCGTTTAATTTCAGATTCTTCCGGAACTATTATAGGATCACTATTCATTCCAGATCCAACTTTAAGTTCTAATCCTTCATTTGAGTCTGGAACAAAAACCTTTGTCTTAACTACTAGTTCGACAAATTCCAATATAAGTGGAGTTTCTGACAGTTTAGCTGAAAGTAATTTTACATCAAGCGGAACAATTGATAACGTAGAAAATGTAACATTAAGAATTAGAAATGCAGAAATTGAAAGAAACATTAGAAATCAAACTAGAACTTTAACTGAAACCGAAACTAGACTTGTAGCGGAAACTACTACAAATAACAGACTTGTACAATCAAGAATACAAACCAGATGGATAGATCCATTAGCACAATCATTTGAAGTAACTGATAATAATGGTGTTTACCTTACTAAATGTGATATATTCTTTAGAACAAAAGATCCAGGACAAATTCCTGTTACTTTACAAATAAGAACGATGGAAAATGGGCTTCCATCACAATCTATTCTTCCTTTTGGTGAGGTTGTTCTCAATCCAAGTAATATATCAGTGTCGGAAGATGCTTCTGTTGGTAGTACTTTCACGTTCCCATCCCCTGTTTTCCTTGAATCTGCAAAATCATATGCTGTCGTTTTAATATCTAATTCTGATGCATATAATGTATGGATTTCAAGAATGACTGAAGTTGATGTTTCAAGTATCAATAAACCTGAATCTGAAAGAATTATTGTATCTCAACAACCTTTACTTGGTTCTCTATTTAAATCTCAAAATGGTGCAACTTGGGATCCATCACAACTTGAAGATCTCAAATTTAAATTATATAGAGCAGATTTTACTTCAACTCAAGGGTCTGTTAGATTCTATAATCCAGATTTAAATATAGGAAATAGACAAATTGCATCTTTAAGACCTAATCCTATATTATCATATTCAAAGAGAATTCTTGTTGGTCTTGCCAAGAGTTTAACTTCATCTGAAGTAACTAACTTAACTCCTGGATCAAAAATATACCAAAGCAACTATCAAAACTTCTCCGGAAATCTAGAAAGCGTAGTTGGAGCAATTGGAATAGGAAAAACTTTATCTATTACTAACCCAGGATCCGCTTACACTTCAAATTTTGTTTATTTGAATAAGAATTTAGTAACTTTAAGTGGAAGAGGATATGGTGCTAAAGTTGATTTAACTATTTCAAATGGAGTTGCAGTTGCAGCAACTGTATCTGCTGGTGGAACCGGATATGCAATTGGAGATACATTGACAGTAGATGCTTCAAATACTGGTGGATTTGGAAAAAATTTAGTATTATCAATACCAAATAGTTCTGGAATAATATCAGCATTTAATTCACTAATTATTAGTAATGTTCAAGATAATATAGATTTTTCTGGAACTGCGAATGAAATAATTTATGTTGGATCTGGTGGAACATCTTTAATTACTGGTTCTTTTGTAAAATATGCAGAAACATTAAGTGATGGATTGCACATGAAAGTAAGCCATAATAATCACGGAATGCATTCTGATCAAGACAGAGTGACATTGTATGATATTAGTTCGGACTTACCTCCACAAAAACTAGTCGCAGATTATAGCAGTACATCATCAGATGCATTAAAACTAGATTCTGTTATACCATTTACTGTATTTGAAAATGTTTCTGTTTCTTCAAATAATCCTGGTTATGTAAAAATTGGAACCGAAGTAATTAAGTATACTGGATATGATATTTCTACAAATACTCTTACAGGAATTACGAGGAATATTGATTCCGAACTTGTAAATATACTCCCATTAGTTTCAATAGGTAGACATTTATCTGGCACTCCTGTATTTAAATATGAATTTAATGGAGTTTCATTGAGAAGAATTAATAAAACACATCTATTATCAGATGCAGATAACATTACATATCCAAATGGATTAGATTATTATCATATTAAAGTAGATATGGGAAGTGCAAATGGAAATATTGACAGAGGATTTGGAAATCCAAGTGGATATCCTCAATTATTCTTTAATAATACAAAAACTGGCGGATCATATAATTCTAATTTGGTAAATACAAATTCAATTTATGGTCCAAAAGCTTCTCAAAATATAGTGTTTAATATTTTGAGACCCAATGTTCAAACATTGTTGCCAGAAACAACCTCTATTGATGCTAAAATAAGAACTTTTACAGGTTCAAGTATAAATGGATCAGAAACACCATTTATGAATCAGGGATTTGAAAGTATTTCTTTGAATTCAAATAATTCATTTAAAACAACAAGGGCAATATATTCAAGAGTTAATGAAGTAAACAATTTACAATCATATCCTGGTTATAAGTCATTGACTATGGAATTATCTTTATCAACAAAAGATAGTAAAGTATCTCCAATGATTGATTTGGATAGAGTAAATCTTGTAACATCTATGAATAGAATAGACAAACCAATTGATGATTTAATTTTAGACTCAAGAGTAAATAGTCTTTATGATGATCCACATGCTGCTATTTACATATCTAA